CACGGATCACCTGCCAGTCAGTAGGCGCCAGTAGTGTGTTGGCTGTTGTGCGGGTGGTGTTGATCCACTGCTCAACCAGTTGCTGATGGTCCTTGGGTAGATCGGGACTCCAGTAGAAGCGCTGATCGTATGGCGCTGGATCAGGCACCTCGGTGATGCCAATTGCAGCCCGATCTTCGGCGCTAGCAAGCCGCAGCCAGTTAGCTGGGTACTGGATGCCAGTTGCTGGATCGATAAAACCGGCGTCGATTGGAAGTGTGACGCCATTCAGTAGAAACATGCCACGCGGGCGGTTTGCTCTTAGTCTAACAGGGACACACCAGCCAGCTTATGACTGACGACGACATCCGCAACATCATGTATAACCACGCCAACGCATTCACCAGCGGCATCATATTTTCAGATCAGGGCATCCTTGATTTCGCCCATGAACTACTCGGCACGGTTCCACTAGAGCCGGAACCAGAGCCTGAGGACGACGACCCACGCGCCAGCTACAAGCATTTGATGGATATTGCTGAGGACTCGATAGCCAGGTTTATGGGCCGGTAGTCGTGTTCTCTAATGGGCTAGCGGGCTCTTGAGTATTGGAACGGTGATTCGGCTACAGCTAGATAAATAAAAGTACCGCCAGACGTATTGACTGCCGTAGCTCCGCCACTGCGAATTTTGAATCCGTTTGACAAGAAATCAAAAATAGGTGGTGAGTATGGACCACCTTCGGCAGCGCTGGAATTTGGATAAAGTTCAACCGAATATCCGTTATATGAATCGCGGGTGGAGTCATGGATCACCCAAGGCTCACCAGAAGCGTCGCTGCGTTTCACCATTAAAAATTTTGGCCTAAATCCGGTCCACACCATGGGCCCATCTGAACTTCCATTGCCGACATAGCTCGACATAGAACTGTACCCGTCTACTGGGGCGAAGCAGTAGGCGACGTGAGTTTGCCCAGAAACTCCCATACCAGTAATCCACGCAACAGTGAAAACAGCCGACGTTGGCGCAACAATAGTGCCGTAGCCTGACGTACTTGTGGCTGCAGTTGAGTTAAGGTAAAGAAGATTGTTTGCTGACGGCAGCCCAGAATGCTGCACTGGCCAGTCTGACGTTCCATCTCTTCGCTTGAAAATTATCATTTTTGGAGCAACACCAAGGCCGTGCCCGACGGTTGATGTTCCGCTGCTTGACAAATTCCCCGTATAAGTAACTATACTAAAACCCGCACTCTGATTAGCCCTCACACTCGAAGTGATGGAGCCTTGTGTGTTGGTGACTGTTGATGAGCCGGCGTCCCAGCACCAGGCAACATAGGTTTGGCCGCTGGTATTGACGTAATCACTAGACGATCCAGCAGTAAGCGCAAAACCAGTGGAATTAAAAGCGTTCAAATAACCGTAGGTGGCGTTATCGCTAGCACCGCCTTCGGCTGTAGTTGAATCACTGATGAGACCTGTATTCGGTCCGTTACCACGAACAGTATCGTACAGAAGACTTGAGAAAGAAGAACTACGCCGTTTGATCCAAACAAAATCTGGACTAAAAGCACCAGGCAATGTAATGGTTTGACTGCCACCGTTGCCCGACCATAGAGCAACGTCCATCGCCGAAGAACGCTTGGCGACTACTGGGGCGGGCAGGTTGGTGTCGCACAGGGCCTTGAAGCCACTGGGGGCGGTGTAGGCGAAGGGGCGTTGGCCGAAGTTTAGAGCTACTGCGGAAGTTTGTTGATCAATAGCTGGATAAATATCAGTAATAGAACTAAAAGTAGCATTAGCGCCAGTAGCCGGATTACCTGTTGTTCCGTTAGAGCCGTTCATCCACAACCCATTCAATCCAAGCCACAGTTTTTGAGCGTCAGCATCATAAGCAACACGTAGAATTGTTCCAACCGTAGGAGTATCAAATCCGGTATAGCTTGCAAAGCTTTGATACCTTTGAACGTTTCCGCTACTGTTAACAAGTATGTAATAGCTTCCTGTTGCGTTAATGTCAGGATTGGCAGCAGCATTAGTTGCGGCTCCAATGCAACAGGCGCCACCAAGAGTCGTCACCGTACCTTCGTAGTACCACTTCCCAGATGCCGGGAACTTGATTGTTGCTCTTGTGCCTTTATGTCCGCCGCCAAAGTCACTTCCGTCAAGATTGCCGTTTGCAAGAGTCATTCCGCTGCTATTGTCCAGCGGATTCAACGTGCAGTAATTTCCCCGCACCTCCCCACCCACGTAGGTATCGGTGCCATAAGAAGTCGGGGTGTCTACGAGGCTGTCGTTGCCAGCACCAGCAGTGACGCTGAGGTTAGTGCTATTCCAGTAATTGCCAAGGCCCGAAAAGTCCTTGCCAATGCCGACGTTGCTGCCGCTAGTGGTACTGCTGTTATCGGAGAACTTCAGCCAAAACGAATTGCCGGTGAATGTGCCGGTGTATGCCTTAGGAATCAGTTGCCCAGTAGTGGCACTGGTTTCCACTAGAGATGATGGTGTCAACTGCTGCCCATCAATAAATACCACATCAGCCATGTACCCATCGAAGTAGCCCGTGGGTGAAGGCGATTGATACTCAATCCGACCAATAGCGTGAGCTACCGTATTGTTTACTTGTGTGTTGTCTCCGGCCCCAGGATAAGAGCCAGATAGTGTCTGCTCGACACCATTGACATAAAGTCTGACCCTATTGCTGCTTGTGCCTTGGTCCGTATCAACAGCAAGGAGAATGTGATACCAGGCCGATGGGTCTCTGAAAACTGCGGATGTATTAACGGTAACGGCAGAGCCAGAAATTATGTTCTGAAACTTAAACTGGCTGTCTTGATATAAGAAAGTCGTACGGTTGTTGTCGTCAGAACGAGCCGAAAAAAATGCTTGCAGCGTGCCTAAGGCAGAGAGTTTTGTCCACGTCGAATAAGTAAACTTCTTCCTGTTGCCTGCTGATGCAGGCGTCCGACTGCAGTAGGCACTGTCACTACTATTGAATCTGAGCGAACGTTCTATCTGGTAACCACCAGCGTCGCCATACATTAACAAAGGATTAGCGAAACCTGGAACTGTCATGTTTACTGCTTAAGATCGTTGATAAGCTGGCAAGCAATGCTTGTACTTGTACGTACAGTATACCCAATTAAGTCAATAGCATTACCGGCAGTACTTAAGCTCTTTGATGATTGACCATTCGGGAACTTCCAGTAGCTGCCGTAGCTCATAATGCGGCTGCCTGTTGCATCCTGAATAATATAAATTAAACCACTCTGTCCAACAGTAATATTAGTCGGGTTAGCTAGTGTTCGTGGAGTACCGGTCAGTGTAACTGTAAAGTTATTTGCAACGCTAAAGTCAGGCGTTATTGTGGATGCATCTGTAAGTGTTGAAATATTCATGGCAGCCGTCCCACTGACATAAATTTTTGTAGCACCTACTGGTGTACCAACAACAAAGTTACCATTTGCATCAAAAACTGCACGTTGGACTCCGCCGGTAGTAACGCTAAATTCGTTTGAGCCGCTACGATAAAAACCAGTGGTTAAAGCATTATCAAAAGTAATGCTTGGTACGCTATTTGAACCATCAGGAAAACTTGCACCGACTGAAACAAAATCAGAACCAGCAAGAACAACACCAAAAAATGCCCAACCGCCGGTTGGTGCAGACGCAAAAACAATATTTGTACCTACCAAATTAAAACCAGATGCTCCAGTTGGGTCTGGTTTTTGAATCACACCGTTAACAGAAATCAAACACTGTTGAGGGTTAAGCGGAAAAGGTACAGGTGCAACACCAGAGATTCTAAGAGGAAATGTCGTAAGTGCGCCATTAAAGCTACCACTAATATCATCAATGTTCCGATAACTAATACCCGGAGTTAATGTTGTGTTACCTATATAACGCATGACAACACCTACTTGCTTTTTTTCGAGTGCGGACCAGCCGTTGAAGGAGCTTCTGGCCAGAGGACCTCACTTAATTTTACACCGGCAAACGTTTGTGGAAGGTCACGGAGTTGCTGTCTATAAGCTACCCAAGCAGCTTGATCAACTGTGGAGCCGGAAGTAACAGTCCAATCTGTTGACTTAAGCAAGTAATCGCGTTTTAGTTTAATATTTTTCCAAGAAGAATCATCAATCAAAAGAATACGTTCTCCAAAAACACGTAGCTCTAGATCTATAAGTCTTTCTAAGATGCTATTAAGTGTATTTAAATACTCAATATCTTTTAACTTTTCTTTACTTTCAAGATTTTCTTTTAAATCCTGTACTTGTTTGTACAGAATATCAATATCACCGATTGTTGTAAGTCCCATTGTTATTAAGTTTGCTCCAGGTAGCTGACAATAATGTCAAGTGCAGAACCAGTGTCAGAGCTTGCACGTAGAACATCTGAAGAATTCATAATGTATTTATTACCTTGAATTAACTCAAGAGAAGTACCGGCTGGGACGGGACCGTTCTTTAGAAGAAAGATTGAGTCACTGGTCGCGGGTACCATGTATACATTAGCGTTTGCACTGCTGCCGGTTTTATTAGCAATAAGCACGCTAAGAAGAACAAGAGTTGCTGTCCCTCCGGCTGTCACAATATTTGTAGTCGCGCTAGAAGTCACGTCTGCTGTTAAAAGGCTGGACTTTGTATTTTTTTTAAAAGTGTTTGCCATTTAACTTAGCGCAATGATTAAGGTGAGTGTATCAGATGAAGTGGTAGTACCTGCAACAACTAGACTTCCGTTGACCGTCAAGTTACCAGAGAAGGTTGCACTTCCCGACGAATCTATTATAAGCCTTGAAGTACCGTTTGTCACCAAGGCAATTTGACCCTGCCCTGGACTAATAAATCCTGTGTTAGAACTGTTGGCAAATTTAAGGGCACAACTGGTTAAAGATCCTGGAGAAAGCGACGAATTAGTACCGTCTTCCCTTAGCAGTGGAAGTCCTCCTAGAGTAAGTGCATCGTGTATTACTGCAGTTAACTTTACTGTATCAACAGTAACCTCACCCAACGCACCAATAAATGAGGCTGTTTGGGAGGTAGTACCACGCCTGAATTGTACTTGAGTTGCCATGATTTATTATGACACGTTTGTTACTAGTTTAGCCGTAATTCTTGTTGATGATTCGACATAATAAACCAAAACATCAACGGCATTAGCAGTGGTTGTTGCGGTAGGTGTGCCGCCAGAAAACTTCCAATAAGAACCATAAGCAATAGTCCTGGATCCTGTAGCATCTTGAGTTAATACAATTGCACCACTTTGTCCAGCAGTAAGATTTGATGGGTTAGCAATCGTAGTACTTATTCCAAGCGTAACGGAGAAGTTATTAGCTACAGCAAAATCTGGTGTGATTGTTGATGCACTTGTTAGGGCACTGACCGTACCTCTTTGTGCTGCACTAAAACTTTGCGCAAGACCTAGAACGGCAACCGTACTTGTAGTAGAAGGTAGTGTTAACGTTCCAGATGCAACTGCTGTGGCTATAACTGCTGTTGTTCCAGATGTGGAACCAGTAAATACGTGGCCACCGGTTCCTGCTGTTAGTGTTGTGGCTGTAAGTGCAGTTAAACCAGTAATACTTGTTGCGGTGCTACCGAGTGCTATAGAAGTTGAACCAATAGTTACGCTGCTGTTAGCAAGCTGTGCATTTGGTATTGCACTTGTACTTAATACACCTGTACTGCTGTTATAGCTGAGTCCCGAGCCAGCTCCTACGCTTATTGCGCCACGGATGTTTGCGTCTGTGACTACACTATACGTAAAGGCGCCAGTGGTGTTGCTATAGCTTAATGATCCGTAGCCAGTACCACTTGAACTGGCGCTCAGCGAGGTCAATAAAGCGACAGTTCCTGTTGCGGCAGGTAATGTGATCGTTCCAGATGCAACTGCTGTGGCTACAACTGCTGTTGTTCCAGATGTGGAACCAGTAAATACGTGGCCACCGGTTCCTGCTGTTAGTGTTGTGGCTGTAAGTGCAGTTAAACCAGTAATACTTGTTGCGGTACTGCCAAGAGAAACCGAGGTGCTGCCGAGTGTTATAGAACTATTTGCAAGCTGTGCGTTTGGTATTGCAGTTGTACCTATGATTCCTGTACTGCTGCTGTAAGTAAGACCTGAGCCAGCAGCAACACTTATTGCACCACGGATGTTTGCGTCTGTAACTACGCTATACGTAAAGGCGCCAGTAGCCGTACTATACGCAAGACTTCCATAACCAGTTCCGCTATTAGCTGTACTTAATGAGCCTCGAATATTTGCGTCTGTAACTACACTATATGTAAAGACACCGGTTGCACTGCTATAGGCTAAAGAACCGTAGCCAGATCCGCTGTTTGCAGCTGAAACAGATGCACGAGCAAGAGCATTAGTGTAATATTGATTTGTTCCTTCCGCTAGATCAGTTGTAGTATTTCCAGCAAAATCCAATTTATCGGTAGGAGTGTTTACTTCTTGTAGGTAGCCACTAACAAGGGCGATTGCTTTACGAGTTGCCATGATATTACCTTAGTTGAATTGGGAGGTCAGGCCTAACAGCCAGTTGTGTAGAAGCCCCTGCTTCTCCAACTCTTGTTACAAATTGGCCAGCAGTAGAGGGTGGAGTAGTTGTAATTGAACCTGCAGATGCTGCAGATAAAAAGTAAGGTGACCCTGGGCTTAATCCTGATGTTGAAAGGACGCCACCAACCAAAATGTCTGTTGTTGCTCCAATAAGAGTATTTTCTTGTGTGAAACCTAGTACTGTGGCCTCGTCTACTGTTGCGTTGGCTATTGCTTTGAAAATATTACCGGTTGGTGCATCAAGGTAAACTGCTTGTCCAGTCGTAATTGCTTCTCCTGTGACGCATCGAACAACAAGTTTACCGCCAGTCTGGGACGGCAGGCTTTCTTTTAAATCAATTAGTGCATCTACCAGGCCCCTGTAGTTAGGTGCGTAAGGCTGACGTGTCATAGTAAGGCCCAGGCCCGACATTAAGTCAACGAGAACAGTAATAGCCCCTTCTATATTGGGATCGTATCCTGTTGACATAATAATTTTTTTTTTCCTGATGTTATTCTAAGTTGTTAAATCCTTTAGAATAGATAGAGGAGAAATAAAACAATGCCAATAGAAACTGTTTTGACAGGGCTTTCTGCTGGCATCGCAGCCTTTGCAGGTCTTTCAAAAGCACTTCACAATTCTCAAGAACGTCTTAACAGGCGTTTTGAAAAGATTGAAACCAATCTCGACATACTGGAAGATCGTGTGATCCGAGATTATGTTCTTAAAGAAGATTTTCTTAGAGAAGTACAGGCCGTACATAGCAAACTTGATCGCATTCTTGATCGAGTAATGCGTTAAATTGCAACCCAACTTGCACTACTTGTAAGGTAAATAAACAAACGGGGTATAGCTAAGTCGTAGTGCAGCTGACCGTTTATAGGATTAGATGGTTTCCCTGAACTGACTGACGCCACAGCATTGGTTGCTTGCCAGGCGCTGCCATCAAATACTTTAAAGATCTTTGTACTGGCTGTATCAAGCCAGGATTCCCCCCTAGAGAGGCTGGCATAGCCAGTTGGCGTTAGGTTTGGGGCAGTGCTGCCAACAAAGGTTGGACCAATCTTAATGAGTCCTCTAGCTGCTCCTGAGGTGCTATCAGCAAAGTAGAGTCCTGGGTCTCCTGGATTATGGTTCAAAGCCATTTCAACACCGTCCGCAAACACGCCAAGTCGTGTTGGGAAAGGACGATCATAAAGAAGATCGGAGAAGCGGCTTAGTATTTGAACAGTCATAATTAAACGTTAATGTAACGACCAGAGGCAACAACAGTATCCTGTTGAACGTATGGATCGTAGGTTGAGCAGTTGATTGTTGTTACTGTAGCCGGATCCTCTGTAGGTGCACCATTGAGGTAGGAGCCTCCCCGTATCAGTCCTGATTCAAACGAAGGTATATAGTTGATTAATGGCTCATCAAGCATAGCAAACTTAGTACCAAGAATGTATTCCGGCTGTAAATTTAAGAGCTTACTAATCATTGAAATCATTCTTTGCGTACTATTCTGAAGAACGCCTTGATTATCCAATGTTCCTAGTTGATTCCGACGTATTGAATCAGTCATCAACATAACCAAGAGCTGCGGATCAAAGTTTGCAATATCCTCCGGAAGGTTCCGAGAACCTATAATTTCCTGAGTACCTACCCATTTTGAGCCTTGTTTTACAAGAGCCAATCGTTCCGCTGCTTTGCGTAGCTCTTTATTTTCTTTATCAAATGCAACGTAAAAAGTATCTAGATCATCACCAACCGGTTTATCACTAGGCTCCATAAGCCAAGATTTAACATAATCGTGTTCCCTTAAATTCTCAACAACACAATAGCCACTTGTATTATTTGAAAAGGGATACACAATAACAAAACTATTGGAATCAATAACTTGTGTTATGGTGTACTGACCAGATATAGCACTACCACTTGTGAATTCAAGTTGAACTTTTGTGTTTGCTAATAACCCGTGATTCTCGGCTGTGATTGTAATATTTACATTAGTCTGTACATATCTAGCATTGATTGTAATTGGAGAATTGCCTTCGTCATGCTTCAAAGAAAATATAGCTGCATATATGTGCTTACACCAGCGAAGCTGATAGTACATTAAATTTGGAAATGAGGTATCAGATTTGTCTTTGTAATTAGGTAGTTGATAAAAATTATTAATTGTCACATAACCAAGGTCTCCAAAGACACCTACACTGTCTCGTTGGTCCGTGATTGTACCGTCTTTATTCAAATACTGACCTCCTTTAGTAGAGGTAATCGGAGTAACAGGAAACCTACGCTTCATTACTTCGTCGTATAGATTGTATCCATCCCTTCTTGTATAATCCTGACAAGTACATTGATACCTTATTTCAGTTGTTAAAAATCTTCCAACTTCAAAGCCACGTGGTGCCGGTACAACTGTTTCAGTCAAACTATTTGTTGTCTGAGCGCCGTAACTATCTGCTCGGTAAAAAACAATTTCATTTGTAGTAACATCCACAGTTTTTACTGTGTAGCCAACATAATCGTCATACCTGAATCCTATAATTAACCGATTGACAGTTAAGTTTCCGCTTGTTAATCCGCTATCTATTGTTGTAATTGTAAACTGAGTTGTTGAAGTGACAGTAATAATGTATTGCCCAGAACTAATAAGACCACTGGAGACCGAAAGGTACACGGTATTACCAGTTGACAGACCGTGATCAGAAGAACAGTTAACAGTAAGCAGTGATCCTGCTCTGCTGTAGGTTGATGAAATACCTGGGTCTTTTTCAATTACCCTGTCAACCAAGCGCTCATCAGTTAAAAAGCTTGAAGCAGTAGGAAGTGACCTTAAACGTACCCTAGTTTCGGTCCATCTAATGTCATTAAATACGGTTGAAAGTTGAATTTTTACATTGCCGCCAGTTGTCGCAGAAGCTACTGCTGTACATACAAATGAGTTCTGAGTTACCGACACAATTGGCAATGTTGCGTTAATGCCGGCACCAGAAGTAAAAATAAGGTATATATTTTCTCCTACAAAAAACCCATGGTTTTGTTTTGTAACTGTAATATTCGTACCAGATTGAGAGTAGGTTGCATTTATAACATCTCCAAGATAACGAACCGCAAGTATTGGCAAACCAAAGTTATAAAAATTTAATGAGTTAGCATCTCTAACTCCAACCAATTGATTTCCAAGTTCTTGGTTTGTTGTTGGGAAAGTAAAAACACGTAATGGTATAAAGACCCCTGGGAATTGCTGAAAAGAACAGTACATCCGGTAATCGCCACGGCGAGCACGTTCTTGTGCAAACGATCCTAAGACACTTTGAGTAATTGTGTATAGTTCATACCCACGACGCCACCTGGTCCACAAGGAGTCACGGTCATAGAAACGAATGCGGCTTTTATATTCTGCGTCTTTAGGAGTAAATTTAAAAGGGTTTTCATCTAAAAGAAAAGCCTGCAAATCTACCTTACCGGGATCATTAAAACCCTTAGACAAACCACCATCAAAATTTTTTGATGATGACCCGTTAAATCCGTTGGATCCAAAGGGCATTGTTAACTTTAGTAATAACCAGCTTGTACATTGCAGTAGAAGCCATTGGTTAAAGAAGTGGTTCCGCTAACAGAAACATACAAGGCTTGACCACGTTGCAGCATTAGACCGCGCATTTTGGGCGACACAGTGCTATTGGTGCTGGTAAAGTTTGCACCGGCTTGGGGAACTGGATGGTTAATATAAGGCAAAACAAGATTTGTGGTGAGACTGTACTCAACATTTTCATAAGTCGCTGGCACACTGGCAACAAATAAAGGATAAAACTGATTTGTATTTGTAATAGTGCCAGAGCTTACAAGGTAAAAACCAAAGTCAATTGGCTGGTAAACACTAACGTTTCCGCTAGTAGTAAGGGATCCTGCGCTTGTTACTGTAAATGTAGTTGAAGTTACGGCTGTAACTACTGCAACTTCATCAACTGCTGTGCCACTGGTATAATCCAAGCCAACCTTTTGGCCAACGCGGAGATTATGATTAGCCAGAGTGACGACTACGGACGTTGTCCCACCTTGAGAGTAGGTACCAGCGCCGGCTGATTGTGCATCGATAAAGGTGTTACTGTTTTTTGTATAGCGAAACCAGATCTCATCAATATATGCACCACTAATTGAAGTATCTGTTTGTGCAGAATCGCAGTCAAATACTTTTGTACAGTTACCAACAGCCGTTGGGATCAAGCTTGTAGAAAACAACTGACCAGATGCTACGGTGATAAGCGTGCTTAAGTTAGCAGGCCTGTCAATCAGCATAGGCTGCTTATTTGAGGAGGAGGATGCCAAGGCTCTATTTGATTACTGTTGGTTTAATTGTAGCGTAGTTGCATCAAATGCTGTTGTGCCTGTCGTTAGTTAGATTTTTTTCAAGTTTTTTTAGTTGTTTCTGACGTTCTTTTTCTTTTAGCCACATCTCAAAAAATTTAATCTCAGCTTCACTAAAAAACTCAGGTTGATTTAGTGCATTAAGAACTAACTTTTTTGTTTTTCCCATGGGTGGCTCCGTTTTTCTCCTCTATTTTAGCTCGCGCTTTGCTCAGGGCTTCCTTGCGACGCTCCTTATCACCTTCTTTTCGCTCTTCAGAGGTAGTCTCCTTAGACTCACTGCCGCCTTCTGCTTTCTTTTTGAAATGTGCCAACAACTGAGGAGGCATGCGGTTTTTATCGGACATTGTTACTGAGGAATCTCGGGGGTTCTAAGTTCGGCGCTTCCTACGTCAAGACGTTTGAAAACAGGAGGAAGGCCAGTACCTTGCTTTACATCATAGTTTAAAGCATCCAATACGTCACCGGCCATACGTTGGCGGAGTTGCCCTCGTGGTTTAGCTGAAACGTATGCACCTTTTGATGGTTCGTCAAAAGGCATTTGATCTAAGCGTACTCCAAGGGTGTAACCGAGACCTGCTTGTGGCTTATTGGCTGGCTGATCTTGAGGCTGTCTTTGATGGTCGCCTGGATGCCTAGGAAGACGTTTTCTTACGTTACGTTGTCCGTGTATACTCATTGTTAATACAAGATTTGATTTTGTTGATCTTGGTTATTTTTTTTCTTGCTCTCTGCTTTAGAAAACAATGCTTTGGTTGCTTTTTTTAAACCGTACGCAGCAACACTAGATGCAACTGGTGCCAAGGTAGTACCAACTAAGTAGTTGCCGACCTGTGCCAAACCTCTACCATATGTAGGGGTTGTTCCTGCGTGCTTCATGATGTTTAATCCACGTTTTGTAGCGGTGATTTCAGATCCAAGTAACGATGCATTTAAGGATACACCAGATAAAATACCAGCACCAATTGCTTGAGGCAAAGAGTCGCTGTATAGACCACCTAATGCTGCTCCATAAACAGATGCTTTGTTTCTTGATGCTCGATTAAAGTCACGATTCTGAGAGTCGTACAAGTTATGTATTTTTCCGCCTAAGGTAGTAGAATTTTGCATTTGCGCAGAAGCATGACCCAACTCGTGCGCTACAGTAAATAAATCTGAATTGGGACCCAGTCCTACCAGTACTTGTTCAACATTTCCCGTATTTTTATTTCTACGTGTAGCAGCAAATCCTCCGGCACGTTCTAGCGCAGTTGCAAATTGAACTTGAGAAGTTTTGTCTACTTTTGGGTATAATTTTGCTGCAGTATTTGCGTAATTTGTTAAAACAGGATTTGTTATATCTTGTACCGAGATTGGGGGATTATTTTTTCCCATGGTAATATTAAAAGGGCTATTAATTTTTTTTGTTTGCGGACTCGAAATTATCGCTTCACTTGGATCAGAAGTCTTAAGCGCAGGGTAAAGATAATCCCTGTATAGTTGATTAATATTTTTTCTTTGGTTGTTCAAGAGTACGCCAGAACCAGCAATCGTGGCTCCAGCAAGAAACTCTGACACCCTTTCCTTCAAAGGTTTTTTTTGTTTCTGTTCTTGCTCTAGTTCTTGTTCCATTTTTTTTAATTACTTATAAATTGAGTATAATTCCCATACAAGTTATTTTGTGTAGAATTTCTAGCCAGGTCTACGGGAGGAATAGGATCTGAGTGTGATCGAGAAACCTCTTTCATATACGCTGGATTGTTTAACTGAAACTGAGGCTTTTCAATACCATTGTATGCAACAACGTATGGACAGTGCATTGTTTTATCTGTACGTTTCATGTTAAATGGGTCACTAAAACCTGCCGTCGTAATGCTTCCATCACCGTACAAGTTCCCGTATGTGACTGGAAAGCTTGGAGCATAACCAGGAACCTGAGCAAATCTCATTATACTAGATAGTTAGGTTGCGCGTTAAAAATTTCAACACTATATTTATCAAATAAAGCTTGCATAGGGTTAAAAGAAGTTTTTGGAGCTAAGACGTTACTTGATAAAGCTTTTGTTATGTAGTCTTTTGTTATGTAGTTAGTTAAAAAATCTTCACTTCTATTAGAAGATGATACGTCATTAGGAGTACCTGGGATTAGAACAAAAGTATTACCAGTATTTTGATTTTGTATTGGTTGATTTTTCTGCGCTTGCTGTTGTGTTGGTATAGTTGGAGCTTGACCTGGTATTACGTCAGTAAGCTTACCTTCCGGTGTTTTGTATCGACCGGTAGCAAGCCATTCTAATTGTTGGTCCGATAAGGGAGCTTTGCCTGGTAATGCTAAATGAACGTGTGTGTCATGACCCTTGTCTCCTGGCCCAAACGTCTCAGCAAAAGTTCCAAGCTTCTTAGCTCTCCAAGCTAGTTCTCCTGTGCGTTGTTTCCAACTTTTTGGTGTTCCTCCTTCGTAAGCTGGCGCCATATCAGGACGCCAGTCTGTTACGTCTATTGCTTCTCCACCCGGTGCGTAGTGATAAGAGCCTTCAGCGTGGACATTAGAAACGCCACCAAATGCAGGATTTTCTCCTACCTTCAGACCGTATTTTTGAAGAAATCTACCTACGTCAACAATAGATCTGTCAGCCATGATATTTAAGTTAAGTAATTTGGTTGAGCACTAAAAATCTTTTCCATTTGCTTTTGCATTTGAGATATGTATGGATCTACCTGAGGAGCCTGTGTATACGGAGACTCAGAAGAAGATAAACCGCGATCCAAAATAAATTGTTTTAAATTTGACAGAACATCTGTTGGCGCCTTGTCTCCAGTATAAACAATAAAAGTATTTCCACCTTGAGGAGAAGTCTGCTGGGATTGATTTGAGCTTGTGCCTTGCGGAGATTGATTTGAGCTTGTGCCTTGCGGAGTAGGACTTCCAGCTCCTTTCAATAGACGATCAGATAAACTTTTAGCTAAACCAGGATTAGTTTGAAAGTAGAAGTTACCTTTAGGGTCAAACATAACGTCGCCCTTTTGTTTATTGCCAAGCAAGCTTTGACCACGAAACTGCTCAGCACCTTGCCCAGTTTGAAACGCCTGCACCATCTGTGAAGGATTCTCAAACATTTGTTCAATTTGTTTATACCTGGCACCATGAACCTTGCTTCCGTAAGCAGGATCCATTACTTGTGCACGTGAATAAGGATCGTTAGCAACAAATTGTTGAGGTGCTTTTACAAGGTCAGCAATATTTCCTCCGCTTTTAAATTTTCGAGTTAAGATTGTTTGTAAGACACCTAAAGGATCTCTTCCAGGACCGGCCTCTCCAGAGGCAGTAAAAAGTGCGGCGGCCTTTTCTTGTGGCGTTAAACCTAAAATTTGACTTGTGGTAGGCATATCGTTAATCTCCTTAGCGGAAACTATTTGAAAGCATGAGCCTAGTGCCAACGGCAACGTCAGCAGGGCCCGGAAGTGCCTGAATAAATTCGGCGCCTTCTCGATTAAACCTATACCGAGCCTGTTCAGGGTTTCGGTAATTTGGAACATAAAGATGTAAAGCTAATCGATCCGTCTCGTATATATAAATTGTCGTCCAAGTTTTAAGCGTTTCTTTAAAATCAGAAGTTGCAATCGTACGATCTACGTCACCTGCAATGCTTTCAATACGATTACGCGGAACAGTATTGTTGTTAACGCTACCAGTCATGTCAGTGCGTTTCTCTGCTTGGTCGCACCGACCGATCTGTTCGACAATTTTTGAATACCAGAACGAATCCGGAATGTTGTTGACAGCTTCCTCAAGACGGGCCTGGTCACCGGCAGGGACACTTGTAGTGTTGTATCCTAAATGCCAGCGAACTTTTGACTTGAGGAAACTATCGAGTTGCATCACTCAACACGGATAAGATTTTCTTTAAGAATTTCATCCCAGTCAACTCGTTTGATAGATTTGAGTTGTTCTAGTTTGACAAACTTTTCTCCAGACATTGAAGATTGAAGATCTTTAATGTCTCTTGCTGTTTTTAATCCTACACCCGGTAATGCGTCGGCAATTTGCCTTGCACTAGCAGTATTGATATTAATTCGAATATCAACTGGAAATGTTTCCCTGTTAGTTACTTTTGCAGGCTTGATACCTTCTTCTTCAAGCTGTGCTACAAGGCGCTCTTCTGTACGAATTTTTTCATTGGTGGCGTCAAGATGAGGAGTTAAGTCCGCTTCTTCTACGTACCAAACCTCATCTTGAGAATCCACACACATGAGGATACCTTCCCCATGTTGAGAAACAACTTCAAGAAGAGAGCCGGTGGGCTTGTATTGATACAGCATTCGAGAAATGAAATGACAGATACCACTACAATACCCACCTTAACCCTTATTGACTAGTATCAGTTGTCGTTGCCGCCAACTTGAGACGCAAAGTCAATGAAGCCCTGGATATCATTCCAGGAAACAGCCGCAGCAGGACGAATGTAGTTTACGCGGCACACAAGGTAACCGGCTTGACCAGCGTCAGAAGCAGCTTGGCTAATGAACACGCCGGCACCATTAACGGTGGTAGCGGTTACACCAGTGGTGTTGAACACTTTAAACGTGGTGTCGGAAGTAACCTTGTAGAACATAGAGTTCGCAAGGTCGGCCGCCACAATACCGCCAGTGGTTACAGAAGTCGGGAACGGAATAATACCAGCAGTACCACCGCCTGACACAGCACCGGCGCCTTGGGCAAACAAGCTTGAGGCAGCGGTTAGGTAAGAGGTAGCGGCAGCTAGACCGTTGGCCTGAGTGCTAGGGATGCCGTAAGGAACGCCACCATTGTTAGGCCCCAGAAGCAGAATTTCTGTAGAGGTGCCACCAATGTCAGCAGTCACAGGATCGGCAGGGAAGCCAATCGTAGTAGGGTCCTGAGCAACGGCGATAGAAGCACCGTAAACGTAAGCAGGACGCTGCGTGCTTGCGTTAACCACCAGTGAAGTGCGGTTATCACGTACGCGATCATCAGGGCGACGATCAGGTGAAGGCACGGTGATGTCAAAGCTCTTGTAGCTAGCCTTATCGGCAGTCAAGTTGCTAATTTTGACATAACCGACCATTTCAAAAGCTTCAATACCTGGCCAGGCATATACACCTTCAGTATTGAAGGATGAGAGGCGATTGACTTGGGCGCCGGGCTGGAGAATGTTACCAGCGTTTGACTTGTAGGTTGCCATTTTTAGTTACCTCCTATCCTCAAATAACGGTGAAAGCAGAGGTGATGAAGTCCTTGTTCAGGTTAGCAAAACCGGCGTACAGCTGCCAAATCAAGATGATAAAACGGCTGAAGTCGTCGTTATTGTTGATCAAAACCTGAGCATTAGGACCACCGATGCCTACGCCAACAGCCTGAGGACCAAAGAAAAGGCCAGGAGGAGTTGTATGAGTAATGGCACCAGAACCGTCACCGATATCAACGGTGATGGATTTATCAGCAAAGTTGGTTGATTCAAAGAAGCGAACGCCTTCAAATACAAAACCAGTAGGCATTACAGGTTCGCCAGCCACAAACATGGCTTGGCCGTACTGGCCACCGCCGTAGATGGCTTGGTTAGGACCGCCTGCACCCATCAGAGGGTTGCCTTGACCCATGCCTGGGTAACGAGCCACTTCACGGAAGCCTTGATCAGCGCGAAGATCCTTCATGAAAGAAGGGTCAGCAAGGCAACGGTAGTAACCATCTTGGAATACCGGAACGTTGCGCTTACGCAGCTGACGGACCACTTCCAAAAGGTCGGTCTTAACGTTGAACTTATAGCGTTCTGAGGCGTACTCAGTGGCGCTGTAGGAGCTCAGAGTGGTAGAGGCAGACTTGGTCTTACCATTAGGGTAGTAGTAACCGCCTTGGGTATCGCCAGAAGCGCCACGGGACTCAGACTTAGCCATTTCATCGAGGAACACACGGTCCCTCCAACGGCGATAGTCGTCCAGAAGGGTCAGCGAACCGATGGACTGATGGAACATGTTAAGGTTCCCGGTGTCCAGCAGCAAACGCTGAGCAGTCATCAGGGTCTCACGAGCAATCTTAAAAGTGCTCGGAAGATTTGTGTTATTCGGGTCAGCAGGACCAGTGTACTCACGCAAAGAAACAAGAACCTTGTCCTTTACAACAGCACGGCTGCTTGCGGTACCGATGGTTTGATCTTGGGTACGCTCGCGGCTGGTCTTTGTCCCAGGGTTACCCCAGAAACGATAGCGGTCCAACTGGACAGTCTGCCCTGGCTGTTTAGTGAAGTCATGGACTACAACGGGCTCAGCCGCCATCTCCACGATATACGCTGGGTGGGGGCGGTACAGCTCCGCGCCCAACAGCTTGGGAAAGTCGTTATCGATAAACATAGTGGTTACTCAGCGTAAAGATTAGCTGAAACCTGAGGTTAATTACCTCAAAGTATCTGGAACATTTGCTCCATTAATAAAATTATAGCAGAAACTTACTTATTCCAATTATTAACCCATTGGGTGAAATTGTGGATCAATTCCTGTATAGCCATCTACCATATTTCCGTAACGGTAAGATGTTGGGGCCATTGCACCCATCATGTGATAAGGATTAGTTGTAGGAGTTTGAAGAGCGATCTGCTGAGCTTGAATTTCAGGATTGATTCCAGCACCTTGTGATTGTGCCAAGGCAATCATTTGTGCGTCGGCCTGCTGCTGCCTAGCTTGGTCAGTAAAAGCCTTCTTCTGGCTGCTACGAGCTTTGGCCTTTGTCTTAGCAGTCTTTGCTTTCTTGGCGTCCATTAGCGGCGACCTTTTCGTTGTGGTTGTGGTGGCATTGTGCCAACAGGAAGCTGTCCGGTTTGCTGCATATAACCAGTCATCATTTGTTGTTGATATGCAGTACCTTGATCTTGATTTATTTGTGCAGCCCTTAGATTATGACTAGCCAATACGCCATACTGGGGTAGTGGTGAACCAAATGTATTTAAATTTAAATAGCCAGTTTGAAGGTCTTGGGGCATTACGGCTCCCTGCACGTGAGGAGATCCAATTTGAATGGCATCTCCAGCCATCCGGCCTTTTTTGTTTTGTTGATTAGCAACTGCTGATCCTATTGCCGCACCTGCTCCAAGTCCAGCCACACCAGCTGCTGCAACTCCGCCCCATGAAGGTGCACCAGAGGGAGGAGTCGTTACTGAAGAAAGGAATTGAGAAGCGCGATTACCTGCACTGGCTGCTGCTTGACCCACTGCCTGACCAGCTTGCCCAACAGCTTGGCCTACAGGACCTTGTTGGACTGCTTGCACACCTTTCCTAACTGCTTCACCTGCGGTGGTAGCAGCAGATTGTACGCCCTGTGGCATATTAAACATTTTTATATTCCTATGTGTAATAAAAAAGGGGCAGTACTTACTACCCCATATTCTAAACTAAATTTATCAAACTATTGATTATTCCATAACCAAGAGTTTTTGACGGAACACATCAGGATTTTGTTGTGCTGCGTTCAGGTAACGCCAGGCATTGGCAGGATCGCGCTCAGCAAGGGAACCAAAGCTATTCCAGAAATCAGCCGGAACGCCCTGTGCTTGCTGTGGCTGAGGAGGAACAGGCATCTCAGGACGCTGGTACTGAGGAGCAGGAGCAGCGGCAGGACGTGCAAACTGTTGACCAACTGATTGACCGTAAACAGGGGTTTCATCGGGAATCGGGTAAGGACCGTTTTCACCAAAAAACTCACAAGTGTAATCGGCAAGTACATCTGGGTCAGTAAGAATTGCCTCATAAGCGCGATGCTCAGAGGACAGTTCTTGCAGCAAGTTAACTGCTTGTACTAATTGATTGTTGGTTACGATTAGCGCGTCTTCAATCTTGCAAGAATAATCATTAAGGATGGCAGGAGCATCTGCACCAAAATGATCAATTACATTAAGACTTTCTTGACTTACTCCGCTTGCTTGGGCCTGTTGCTGGAGGCTGGGCGCCGGTGAGGTTTGGGAATAACCGTTGAAGTACCCCTGGCTGTTGTTGATCCCAGGCGTATAGGTCTCCGTCCCCTGGTTGCTGTACTGGGGAACCGCTTGGGAACTGTAGTTGGCCGGAGCGTACTGAGTACTCGTTTGAGACTGTTGACCCTGGAACGGGAACTGAACTGGAGAGCTCAGGAGTCCTACCACCCTGTTGAACGCCTCCTTGTACGGATTCTCCGCCTGTGGGGCTTGTGGGGCCTGTGGGGCTGCCTGGTAGGCTTGGGGATACGACGCTGTAGGGGCGTATTGGGACGGGCTGACCCCCATCTGGGCCTGCATTTGCGGGGCTGGGGCCGTTGCCTGCTGGTAAGGCGCCACCCATTGGGAAGTTGTTGAAACTACCGGAGCTTGGGATGCCGTTTGCGCTACCGGAGCCGCGTAGCTGATCGGTTGGGTCTGAGATACTTGGGGTGCCGATTGGATCGGCATTGCGGTATCGGCCTGCATAGGTTACCTCTTTTTGTAGGCTTTCGAGAGTTCGGTAAAGGAACGGTGTGAGATCGAGACGGGGGTCCGCAGCCATCGGTAAATCCGGTTGCTGTGGATGCGGTGTTCTCATTTCCTGGTTAACCAGGTCAATGAAAGTGGACATCGCCCTCTGTACTTCACCCACCATACGGAACGGGAAACCGGAGAGCATGCCCGCGATTTCGTCGTCCGTTTTTGAAGGGAACAAATACTTCAGTGCTTCAATGCTATCAACACCTAATTCCTGTAGGTTACGTGTAAAGATAGATTGGTTAAGTTTATCTTGAGCAGTATCTTCATAAACAGGTCCCATCCAGCGCCAACAGACCGTTCTATCTCCGTCTGGAGCAAGGCCGAGAACGCCGGGAGGCACTTGTTTTGTCTGTATTGCATTATCAATTGCAGCTTGTAAATTTTTTTCATATTTATCTTTTGCTTTTTCATATTTAATTTTTAACTTTTCATCTTCTGGATCTTCTGGCGGAGCTGGATATTGTAATCCAGATTGATATGCCATAGTTTTTCGAAAGATTTGCTCTTCCTGAAAAACCATTAATTCAAAACATCTACAGATACCGTATGTATAAATCTGTAAACATTTCTTTTTGGCTGTTGCACTTACACGACCATACGCTGATTTAATCTCAGTCGCAGTTACGTTTGTAATGCTAAGGTCGTCAATGCCACCAAGGGCCAGGCGTATTTCAGAGCGTAGTTGTTCTGCATACCTAGCCTGATCAGTACTGATTGCATTTGGTGTAATAAACCCTACGCGATCTGCTGGCTCTAAGTTAGCAATAACACGCGGAACCCTCATGCCTGTACCTGGTTTTCCTAGGTAACCAGGGGCCTGTCGGGTTACGTTGTCTTGACGGTATGTAGAACTTGATAGTGCAAAGTCAGATTGGAAGCCAGACTGACTTGCAATGCTTGGGCGTTGTGCAACATCACCATCTTTCTGTTCAATGATGTCTTGTTTAGGCCGAGAAGACAACAGTGTTGGGTTCCCAAAGAAAGAAAGATTTGCTCTAATATTTTTAACCATCTCATCGTGGGCGATGATCTGATTACCAAGCCATTCAAATTCACCACTACCTTCTGTGCCAAAGGCATCTGGATTATTAAATACTTCAACACATGGAATAAACTCCATAGTGTTTGCAACGGTTTTTTTGTTAAGCGTGGCAAACTCCATCGGGGAGTCAAAATTTAATTCTTGTTCGCTGTGAAATTCTTCAATTTCAGTTGCAGTAATTCGTAGACGCATGTACCGTTTATCGGTAGATAGGCCTACTCCAGAAAATCCTTTGTTAGATTTTACTTTATAAGGATAAATGATGATTACTTCATCTAGTTCACCGTCCGGCGTATAGTATGAACGGTACGAGTCTTTGTCAAACCAATACAATCTGTATGTTTTTTTAGTAGGCCGTATATAAAACAATCCTTTTCCATACGAAAGAAAGCGATCCCAGATTGAATCCAACCTGGCATCAAGCTTATTAAATTTTAATACCTGCTGGATAAAGTCAAATCGCTGCGTACCAAAATTATCCTGATGCGGATAGAATTCCACGCCTTGGCGGATTCCAAACATACGCATCTGTGAAAGATGTGCATTCACCAGCATGGTGTCTGCAGAACCTTCTCCGTCCCGGCTGACGACAGACTTGAGGATAGAATCCAGTGCCGACTTGCTATCGCTCATTTGTGGTTAGTACCTGTTTCTATATTATGCCTCAACTTCGTAACCGGCGTGCAGCCTTTTGAGTGTAATCACATCGTCCTCTACCTCAACATCAAACCGTTCCCCAGGGGTAAGGGACATGTCGTGACAGAGTTCGTCGGGAAGTGGAAGCAGGGCAGAGCCGTAAGCATCCTGTTCAAGCTCGATGACGTAGTAGCCGGTAGACATTGTTGAGTGGTTTTATAAGTTTAAGTTGCGTCAATACTCTAACTCTAGTTTTCCTCTGGTCATTAAACCATTGCAAAGCCAAACAAGAGCATCAACACAATCATCATGAGAGCTGACACCAAAATTTACAATCTCATCAGTTAGAGCCATAAATTTGCGGTATCTATTAAAGATTAGCTTACGTTGCTCAAATAAACCCATAATTCCCCTAAAACGTGCTACTTTATCCCCTCGAAATCCTTTGACAGCATGCCAGTTAATGTTGTATAGGCCATGGTCACCTTGACATATTCTTCTAAAGTCTGCCTCCAAGGATGCCTGATATGCAACTGCTTCCGACCAAACATCAATACTGCTACCGGTTGGGTGGTAATCTTTACCATCTTTATGGACAACCCCCCATTCATATAGCATTTCCATCAAGGCTTCTAGTTTTTCTAAGTTACCCATGATTCGAATGCGCTTGCAATCAATAATATGAATTTTGTCACCTACTCTGCCGCCCATGACAAATACGGTATAGTCATTGCGTTCCCTTACTCCGGCAGATAAATCAACGCCAATACCAAGTGAATCAAAGTGTGTAGAAATTTGGCCTTTGACAATTAAGTCAGGTGAAATAGATAGTTCACTGGTTTGTACAATTTGATTTTGATACTGGAAACTAAAACTAATTGGAGCTTGGCGACGGCGATCTTGAAGGTACTCAAGTGACCACATTTCTGGCCAATAAGAAACTTCGTCGCCTTGTTTGTCTACAGTAATTGCAGATTGAACAATCTGTACCCAATCATTACCCGGAGTGAAAGTACTAGCATGAACATCGTCATGTCGAAATCTAGTGCCAAGACAAATTGCACGCCCACCTTCAAACATCGTAGGAGTAATAACTGAGTTCCAGTTATCTTCCATTGCTACTCGTATATCCCTATTCTTAATGTCGTCAGAGCTCTTAATCGGGTCATCTATTATACATAAATGGCTACGTTTTGAGGTTACAGCACCTTTTAAACCAGCGCAGCAAAGAGTAAATTCCTCTTCACCGGTAGATCTAATGCCAGCAAACTTCCAATCAATACTCCAATACTCGTTACTATTAATTCCTTTAGCAATTTTCACCATTGGAAATACTTCTTTATATGTTTTACTTTCCTCGATGATTCTTTTAATTGCAGCACTCTTAGGTCTAGCTACATCAACAGTGTAAGAAATATAAAGAATTTTTAACGGTTTTTTATTTAAGGCATGTACACCTATTGTCCAAGCTGTAAACAAACCTAGAATTGTGCTTTTTGCACTACCTCTGGGACCAAGTATGTCTACGTTTGGGCCTGCAATACCAATTAAGCACTCGGAATCATTTCCTGTGCATAGGTGTTGATGCCAGAGGAGATGGTGTTCTGCTGGCGGTTTATCTCCAACTACGGTACAAAAATAAGCAAAATCTTTTCTTGCCCGCTCAATATCAATATCGGAACTTTTTTTTACTATTTGTTGTTTTGCTGCAGCACGTGCAGTCCTCCGGTAAACGGAGTATAAGGAAGTACCAGCCATGCAATTAGCTTAGTGTACTAAACCTTAAGACTCTTCTGATAAGATTTTTGTCCAGACGCCCATGGACGCTTCTTGAAGTGGACCTTCAATCGGATCGTCACGAAAGATGGAAAGCATTTCCCTTAGTGCACGGTCTGCACCAGCAAGAATTAAACCTTGTTTATCGGTTAAAACTTTTTCGTCATTGATCTGTTTAATTGATCCGCGTAATTCTTTTTGAAGCATGGCAATACGGGAGGTTCCCATATCTTGTTTTACCATGCCAAGATCAATTGCATCACGAAGTTTTGCAATGTCTTGCTGCATGAAGTCAACTTCTTCTTCTAGTAACGCATTAAAGTTTCTTTTTGGATATTCTTTTTTTGACCATTCGTCGCACTCAACAATGCTACCCTTGAACCCAAGAAAACGGGCATACAGGTACATTTGAATGGGCGTAGAAATTTTTTTGCAAAACGCAAAAAAAGATTCACGGTCTTTTTCGGTCAGGCTCTGAACCCACTTAATCATGTTCTGTATTGGTTTTGAGCTTGTTCATAATCTCTGTTCTCTTTATAGCGTCTAAACATCTCTTGTTGTAAATCAGTGGTTCGTTGTTCCGTAGCTGACTTGCCAATGGTTTCACGTTGTTCTTCCGCTGTTTTGCCAACGGTTTCACGTTCTTCTGCACCAGATTTACCAATGGTTTCACGTTGTTCTTCCGCTGACTTACCAACGGTTTCACGTTCTTCTGCAGCCTGTACTCCAATGGTAGTACGTTGCTCAGATCCGGATTCTGTAATTAAGCCGCGTTCTCCTGTGTAACGTTCCGCTTGGGTTAAACGCTCTTCTAACCCTGTTTTGCCTATGTTGGCACGTTGTTCTGAGCCACTTTTTCCAATCAAAGTCTCTTCTCCAGCATACCGTTCTGCTTGAGTGAGGCGTGCTTGGTTTCCTTGTTCTTGTGCAAGTCCTTTTTCTCCGGCGTAGCGTGTAAGTAAAGTGTCTCTTTCTTCTTGGGCCTGCCTAGAAATAGTGTTACGATTTTCTATTCCCTGTGCGCTAATATTTAAACGTGACTCAGTACCTGCTGCTTGAGTTCGTCTTATGTCTTCGCCAGCAAAGTAAGTAGCGTTATACCGATCTAGTTGGGCGCCTACCTCCATATTAAGGCGGGTTTGGGCAGCACTTATATTACCTAAGTCCAGTTGCGTCCGATACGACTGAGTAGGTACTTCTATCTTTTCTTGACCTTGTTGAGCTTGAGGTATTAGTACTGTTTGATCGGCCATGGTTTTACTGCTTTATTAAATAATAAAATAAAAAAATATACTATACGCTACGGTGTAGGCCTTGTCCCATCATGTATCCGGCTGATTTAGCTTGGTCAGCAAGAGCGTATGTACGAGCTGCTTCTCCCTGGGCGGCTGTATAAGCTTGACCCTGTCTAGATGCTGCACGGGCCATTGCACGCGTTGGAGAGTTAACGTCCCATAGGTAGCTGCCACTAAGGTTACGCCACTGAGCAGACTCGGCAGCTTCTTCTAATATTGGGCGCACAGCATACATTTGCTCAAGACCTAATTGAGCTGCTTGTTGATTTGCTTCTTGAGCAAGTCGTAATTGACGAGGATCATTGTACTCGTTAAATTGAGCTATTGATTTTAATAATGGATCTAGAGACCCCACTGGATCGTATCCTGTAGGTAGAAGCGGGGCTTGTGACGGACGTTGTTGTTGAGCCATTGCTACAACTTGGTCACGTTTTCCATTAGATAGATCTGTACCAACTACCGGAAACGGTAAAGTACCGCTATATATTTTTGACCAATCAGTCTTTGCGCCTGGTTTTCCAAACGTTTGAGATGAAAAGTCTGGATACGCGGATGATGGTTGGAACCAATTGCTTCCGGTACTGGTAAAGGCCATGACTAGGAATAATTATACTGTTGAGTTAAGGCGTTACCCATTGATATTGCTGCGTTTCCTGCCATGTTTTGTGCGGCAGTTTGGCCACCAAGCATCATTTGAGCGGCAGTATCAATGTTGCGACGAATTTGAGCAGCCGCCATTTGACGTTGAAGTTCAGTTTTTCCACGTGCTTCTGAACCTTCAAAAATATAAGGCATTGTTTTTTTCATACCTTCTAAGCCAATATCTTGTTGCAGGCGTTGCGCCAGAAAAGCGGCCTGGGTTCGACCGGTAGGATCTAGAACATCCCAAGGAGTCATTCCATGTGCTTGAGCTGCAAGATCATCAGGTACGGCCCCACCTGGAGAAATAAATTGACCGGAGGGCTGGTTTTGTCTTGACATAATGGCGCCGGTAGCGCCTATTGTTTGAGGAACCGTACCTAATAGTTGATTACCTATCTTAGATGCGCCACCACTTAGTTCGGAGGCTACCCCACCAATCAAAGGTGCAGCAATTGCTGCGCCTGCAAGAGGGATGCCAAGTTGAGCTATAGGTTTTAATCCGCCTGCTAATTCTGCCATTGGACCTACGCCTGCAGCAGTTGAGCGCAAGTTACCAGTAGCGGCTCTTGTACCTGTTTTAAGTCCTTTGGCGCCTAGCCCACCACCAAAATAACCTAGTCCACCGCCCATTAAAGCTTTGCCGGCATCGCCTTCACGAATACCAGGTAATGCTCCTAAGACAGCAGTGATATAAGGTAGCGCCTGCATTGCCATTCGGCCACCAGTTAAAAGAGCAGGTAACATAATTTAGATCCTCTTGATTGTTATTTTAAGCGTAATAATCTTTATTCAAAATGACTGCCAATACTTCCACCAAGTTTGGCACCAATTCCCATACCAGCTGGTCCACCAGCAAGAAGCCCTAGGCCAGCACCTGCAATCTCTCCAATTGTACCTCCCCAACCACTCTTTTGTTTGGAGCTTCCGCCAGTATTAAAAACAAATGGTTGTTGTTGCTCTGGCACATAAAGAGAAGCATTTTCAAGTATTTGCCCAGCAAATCCGCTTTCACCTAATTTCCTACGTTTAAATGGATTGTTATAAGCAGACTCAGCTTGGCTTCTGTATTTATCTTTTTCAAATTGTTTTGATAAAGGGCCGGCTACTGCTTTAAGTAATGCTAAGTAATCAGTCTTAGGGTCGTCTGTTCCTGAAGTACCCCAATCACTTGGCTTAGCTTCCCAAGAACCACCTGGCAAAGCAGTATCTGATCCATGCCAATCAATATTTTCTGGATCAAAGTTATTACTATCGTTCCAGCTTCCGCTGGTTCCTATGTTAAAACCGTAAGCCATGATTTATTGAATGTGAGGAACAAGTTGTTGCCAGCTTTGAGCTTGTGGTAATCCTAAGGCAGCACTTGCCTGCTCAAGGGATCCATGCTTTTGCTTTAAATATTCTACAGGATTCTCTTTTTTGATACGTCGTTCTGCGGCTTTTTGAAATAATTTTTTTGTCGCATAGCCTGCTGCAATAGCAGTGCCTACACCTAAAGCAGAAATACCAGCTACCGTTGCAGTGGAAGGAGTGCCGATCAATACTGGACGAGAAATCTTTCTCATTGCTTCATCTAGTTCTCCAACTTGGCCGGCAGCTTCACTAGTGTATCGTTTTGCTCTGGAAAGACGATTTTCTAATGTTTGAACTTCAGGAGAAGGAACGTTTTTCTTAAGTTCGTTTCTTGCAGAATTGACAATTCTTTCTTTTCTTTTTTCTAAAGTGTATACTCGACTTAATAATTCATTAATATCTGCTTTTGGGTACTCTTTTGGCAATATTGACCCAGGAGGCAACCCCCTGAGTTCTTCAATAATATTTGTTCCAGTTGGACCAAGTTCAATAGGAGAATCTGGGTATAAAGTTTTTTTAATTCTGTAACTAATTTTAGAAATTTCTGAATCAATTTTGTCGTAAATTTTACCACGATGTAAAGCTTTTTCGCTTGGTTGTTGATACCTAGGCTCAGGTGTCACTCCTAACTCTGTTAATTTATTTGTTACTCTTTCTATAATTTGTTTTCCAGTGGCTTGTTTTTGTCTGGCGCCAGAGAGCTGCTCTTCTATACCTTTTCGTTGTTTTACGGTAGCCGGTGAAACATCAGGACCCTCCATGTAGCGTGCACGTTTCATGGCTTCAGGAAGTGCGCTATAAACCAATGCAGACGCACCTAATCCGGCAGCAGTTCCAATCACCCCGCTTGCGGTAATTGGCATTCCTTTAATTCTTATTTCAGGATCATTTAATCCCTTTGCTGTACCACGAACTAGACCACCTATGGTTGTAAAAGATTGCCCTTCAGGATCAATGCCAGTTAATTTACCGGGTTGCGGTTTAAAATTTTCATAACGTCGATATTGAGTATACGTAGAAGGAGCTACATCAGGTCTTTCTTTTTTAAATTCGTTATATGGAAGCATCTGACTACGCTGCCCTAACCCATAACGTAAAGTTGCTTCAAGTAAAGAAGATTGAGAAGTTCGACCGGTCGGGTCTTCTTCTTTTGAAACAGGTGCAACAGCTTTATAGCCAAGGGGCCGCAAGCCTTGCTGTAAGGGACCGCGAACATTACTAAGAGCAAGAAGCGTAAGCGGTGCTAGTTTTCCTAGAGTTGCACCTGTAACTGGATCCATGCCCACGGTTTCTGCAACTCTTTTGCCTATGTCTCCGGCCATGCGAGAGACATTTGTATATTTCCAAACATTCTTTAAACTGGAATCAGTTAAAAAATCACTAACAGCTGTAGCAACAACTTTTTGTGGGTTAGAAGCAATATTTTTTAAAGATGAAAGTACGCTACCAGATTTAGATCCAAACCCATATTTACTTTGATATATATCTGAGCGTAGCTCATTGGCCGCAGACTTTACAAACTTCTGAACAGCTGCAAGACTATTTGTTAAATAATTTGTATTAGTATTGACGTTCATTAGCCGTACTGAGGAACGGGCCCAGACATTATTTTATACATTGTCTCTAAATCTGCACTTGGGTTACGGTGTACAATTTCCGTTGGTGACTTATAGTTTCTAGCAATAGCTAGGGAAATCTCGTTGTTGTAGCGTTGTTGCTCAAGGTCTGCGTGATATTGTTGCATCTGCATTAAATCATTACCAGAAGAATAAGGCTGCTGATGTGGTTCTGGTGTAATTATATTTGAAACTGCATTAGACAAAGGGGTTGCTGCAATCTGTCCAGTTAGGTTAGCTACTGAAGCAGGTACGCCAAATGCTTCCATTCCGCTGGAAATAGGTGCGGCAATACCTGAATGAATCGCTGCGTTAATTAAAGATTGAGGTATTGTTTGTTGTGGTTGTTGATTTACAAGACGCGGTAATACTTGCTGAGCGGCGGCATTAACAGTAGTATCAAGTGCTATTTGTTTACCAAGTGCCGAAAGCGTGGCTGGATTGCTAAAGTGTGCCTTCATGGCTTGCCCAGCCATTCGTGCACCAGATAGAATTGAGGATAGAGGGTTCATGAGGTGACTACTCCGCTGTTGCCTGGGATTTTTCCTGCTACTACTTTACTAGGCATATCCATTGGTTGCTTACTTTGGAATGCAGAAATTGTTGATAAATCTACTTTCTCTTCCTCTGGTATAAGCCCACGATTGACCCCAGAAGCGTATTTATTTGCCCAATCTGTTGCAAGTTGCACGTTGCGAGCGTCTTTGAATTTTGGTTGCCCATCAGCATTGTCAAATTTTTCTTGTGATGCCATAGCTGTATCCGCACTAAAAACAGCGCGATCAATAAAATCTGTTCCTACTGTAGATTCACGTGCATCAACGTAAGGATTAGATTTTCTATAGCGTTCTAAAAATTTTTTAGGATCATTTAATACGTCAGGATATGGGCCAGTGGTTCCAGAATAAGCGGGTTGCCCGTCACGCAAAGCTTGAGCTTTGGGGTCAGTAAAATCCTTGCTGTAATATTGAGTCATTTTTTTTTTATTTACGTTCTTTGTGCTTGCGTAGTTTGCTCAGAGTTTTTGCAAGGTTAGCTTGTTTAACAGTAGTTTTATCATACTTTTCAGGATTTGCAGTTACTTGAGCGGCAAGTTCTTTTGTAGACATGCCGCGCTCCTCTGCTTTTTTGGTAAAAGCGCCGGGGTGCTCAATTGCTCCTTTTATCCAGTTTTTGTCTTTAGCCATAATTACTTAGCAAGTAAAGACTTAACGTAAGAAATACCAACTTTTTTATTTACAAGGCCGTTTACAACTTCAGTAATTTGTTTAGCAGCGAGCACTTGAGGTATTTCATATGCAGACTTAGAATATTGACGAACTTTGTCTGCTGCTTTTTGTGGCAACCAACGCTCAGCAATCAGAATTGAAATATCTTTTACTTCTTTTGGTGTAAGTGTACCGTCGCTTACTGCCTCTACTGTAAGCTGAATAGCTTGGTCAATATCTGAACCATTCCATTTTGATAGGTTCTTATCTAAGATTGGATCAATAATATCGTAAGCTTTTTTGATTACTGGCCCGTACTTAAGAATATTAGATGCAACCTTAAGACGATTAAATTTAGTAACTGTAACCGTAATTCCAGCTCCTGCCAGGAGAAAAAAAGCTGGTATAAGAATTGGTTCGAGTCCTGTCACGGCAATTCCTCAGTTTTGTCTATTCTAGCTCTAGTATGCCGTTTAATATGAATTAAGTTTAGTACTGAGGCCAAGATTTTTCATAACATCTGATACGATTTGAGTTGACGGTCCTGGCATGCTAACTGGAACTTGACTTGTTTCTGAACGAACTACGCCACGGGCACGGGCACGCCCAGCAAGTTGTCCAAAGTTTTGAAGACCAATTTGTGCTGTAGAGGTGTTGCGTGCAAGTCCCATTAAAGTATTGAGCGCACTATGGGAAATCTCAGGATTATTTGAAGCTGCTAGATGAATGCCGGACTGGCGCAAGGCATTATCAAACTGTTGAGCTAGCATTGGATAAGCAGATTCGCTTACGCCTTTTGCATTGATTAGTTTATTTGCGGCATTAATAAATTCATTATTTCTGTTTTCTATTACACGTCCAGATGCAGTAACTACATGTGGATTTGGTAGCTCTATTCCGCTTGCCGCTGCATGTTGTTGTGCAACGTTTGCAAAAATTGCATGAGCTTGATTACCAAAGCGACGTTGAAATTCATTAGTTGTCATCGGAATTAAACCGCCTTCAGTTTTTAAATGCAGAACTTGACTTGAACTTTGCGGGCCAAGCAAAGCGTTAAATGTACGTACTTTTTGAGGACTTGTTGCAGACTTATAAGTTGCTGCCGCTACTTCCGGATCAGACCCTGTTGTTTGACCAGTAAAGCCGGCATACTCAATTCTTCCTTCGCTAAGTGCTTCTTTATCAAGTGCGCTTACGTTACGCATTGTTCGACCGCCAGCGGTAGAAATAACTGCAGAAGGATTTGCAACTTCCGGAGTTACACCGTGTACATACTCAGCACCAAGTGTTTCACGTGATGCGCCCTGACGACCTTGTTTAGTTAGCCCAGACACGTTTTCTTCTACATAGCGATCAAGAAGATCTTTTGCAGTAGTGCCTTTTATTTCACCAGTGCCTATTTCCATTGTGCGCCCGGTTTGATATTGACCTGGATCAAATGTTTGCGAACCAATTGCAACACGTTCTGTTGGTTCAAATGCTTTTTGTACTGCAAAAGAAAGCTCTCCTCCACCTAATGCAGCATGTGCTTCATCAAGAGAAATACGTTCACCGGTTTTTGCAAAAACTTCTGCAACAAGGCTTGCAGCTTTTAAAGTTTCTGGAGAAGCATTACGTTCAGGTCTTGCGCCACGGCTATACCATGGATCTTTAATTTCTCCTTTAACTGTTTGCACAGGAGGAAGTTTAAACTTACCTTCTTCTGCTCTATAAGTATGTTCTCCTGTCCACGGGTCAGCTTGTTGTGTTAAGCCGGAAATAAATGAATCAATCTTATCTACTGTTGATGGAACAGTGGCTGAAGTTTGTTGTGAGACGTTAAAAAGTTCTGGCTGCATTACATTTGAACTTTGACCGGTTATAGTTTCTCCGCTTGATGGTTCAACGCTAGCTAAAGAACGCATCCGCGCCAAGGCATCAACCTTAGGCATTCCTGAAAGTTCTAATTGAACGGGATCAGATGGGTCAACGCCACGACGAATTTCTTCAAACGTTAAACCTGCCTTACGTTTATGAGCAACATCAAGAAGACGTGCAGTAGCTTCTGACCGTTGTTGTTGTGCAACGATATCACCAGTCTGTTCTGGTGCAAATGTCTGACTTGAGGTAATTATTTCACTTTCTGTGATAGGTTTTGTACTTAAAACGGCGTTGCGCTCTATGTTGCGCTCCATGCCTTCTTTGGTTAACGCAGGCGGTCTAGCTTCAAGTTCTTGTTGATAAATTTTATTTAGTAGGCGATCTTCATATCCTTTATCGCCAGGGATTAATGATCCAACTGGAGATCCCTTTGCAACTTGTGCTTCTTGGGTTGCAACTGGAACATCTGCTTGATTGTAACGTTGAGAAGTTGT